CTTGCCGCTTTCAAAAATTGAATTTTTAACATTGGGTATAGTACTTGTATTCATCGTGTCTACCTCTGAATTATTAGTGAGTTTCTGACCAGTTGTTTCCGACATTATAATCTCCATCTAAGGGACAGTTTAAGTTTAACATCTTGCCCGCTTCTATAATAGACTCTACTCCGAGCTTTCCTACAACATCTGCGACAGTTTCATCACACTCTATCTGCCACTCATCGTGTACATTAGCTACAAACTTAGCATCCAAATAAGTTAGTTTAGAATCTAATATTATTAGAGCCTTCTTCATTACAATAGCTCCTGCGCCCTGCAACAAAGTATTAAGTGCAGCGTGTTCAGAACGAACAGTCAAGCGTCTGCCATCTAACGCTTTAACGAATCCGCTTTTAGCTTCTCGCTGAACTCTGTCCGTAAGCTTCTTAAATGATGGGAGACCATCAAAGAAGCGTTGTCTAAGCTGCTTACCTGCTGCTCTACCTCGTCCAGCCACTGACCCAAGCTTCGCATCTCCTGCTCCGTAGAGGAGGGCATAGATGAAAGTCTTCGCCTGATTTCTTGATTCAAGTCCTGCAAGTTTTTGATTAGCGGTGTGTATGTCGCCGTTAAGGATTTCATTTGTATAGCCCTCATCGTCTAAGTAGTGTGCCAACATTCTAAGTTCTAAGCCAGAAGCATCAATACCCACAAGTTTATAGCCTTTAGGTACTGTCCAACAGGCACGACAGTCTTCACCGTAGGGCGAGCTACTGCTGGGTATCTGTGCCATGTTAGGGTGTGAGTGAGTCATACGAGATGTCACCGCACCGTTGGGATTAACGTAGCCGTGAACCCGTCCTGTGTCTTCGTTAAGTTCTTTGATCCAGCTTTTGGTTTGTGCTAAGCGTTTCTGCAACATCAAGTACTTAGCAATCATTGCAGCTTGTGGGATATTCTTAACCCTATTGAGTGTTGCTTCATCTACAATAGGCTGTCCTGTAGGTGTATGCTTACTAGGTTTCCAGCCAAAGCGAATAAGATATTCACCGATCTGTTTCCTTGAACCTAAGTTAAAAGGTATTTCAGTTTTACGTGCAATGGGCTTACAGTTTACATCAAGCGTTAGCTTCTCGTATTCTAGGTCTGTAAGCCTTGTGCCCTTTCCGTGTTGGTCTGTAGCTGTCTTAGCTACTGCACCTGTAGCAGTAAACTTAGGAGTAAGGATCTGTGTAACAACTACAGGTTTAAACTCTTCTTGTACCTCTTGCTCCAAGTCATGTAGTTTAGTTTCAAACATTGCCATCAGACCCATTACCTTCTCAACATCTAATACGAAACCATTGCTCCGCTGCTCATCAATAATCTTAGCTACAGCATGCTCTATCTGGACTGATTGGGGTGTGAATCCACGGCTCTCAACCTTGAGTGCTTCATATACTTTAGTATTAAGCAGCACATCATTCTTACAATACTCTAGCATCTCTGGAGTGTATTGTTCCCATGCATCTTCTTGTTGTCCGAAGTCGCCCTTCTTGAAACCCAACCTGTAGCCCCAGCCCTCAAGACCGTGGTTGCCTTCGCGGGTTGGCTTGAAGAGTCGTGATAGAACTAAGGTATCTACAATCTTCTTGTCGAACAGGTCTACTCCTGCAACCTTTTTAATAGCAGGGATGTCATAGCCAATTAAGTTGTGACCTATCAGTTTAGTTGCAGAGGAGAGAAGGTCATAGCCTTCTTGCAGCTGGGTGTTGTCAAACGTAAACACATCCATAGTGTCTACGTCTTGAGCCACGATACAATGAATCTTCGTGGGGTCTAAGCCGTCTGCTTCTATATCAAATACTAAGTTACTCATATTATATCTCCATCAAACTGAGAGGCATCGTAATCATCTAACTCTCTAAGCCTACCTGTCTTACCATCATACAGTAAGTTACATGCCACTCCGACATCTCCGGTGTATCTAGATTTAAGAACTCGAACCTTGGTGGTTGATGCCTCTATTTCATCTTCTGATTGTTGGTTACGTTCCAAAGCAATCACGCAATCAGATAACTGTGCAATAGACTGTGAGCCTCTAAGGTGTGATAAACCTGTCTCGATGCCGTTCTCGTGACCACGGTTCCCTTCAACTCTACGCAAGTGTGACACTAGGATCATGCCGCAGCCTGTTTCTTCTACCATAGTTCTGAGCTTGTGCATGATACTATCAATAGCTTTCCGCTCATCATTCTCCAATGTGGATAGAACCAACATGTGTAAGTGATCAACAACAATCCATTTACAGTCTAGACCAATGATCATGTAGCGCAGCTTGCTGAAGATGTCATCAAGATTATTGACACCGTGGTGTGCATGAATCCAAACACGACCTTCATTCTCACCCATAAAGACCTTCTTAAAGCACTCATCTAGTTGATGGTCTGTGTACTGAGACTTAACACTGTCAAGGTGTAGCTTGGCGTTAGCTTCAACGGCCATGATGCCCTCAGCAGTACGAGACCAGTTTTCCTCAAGCGCTACCACACCTACATTATCTTTGGTGTGTTTGATAAGCCAGTGTTCAATCTCTCTGGTTACAGAGGACTTACCTAAGCCTGTGCCGCCAGTGAGAGTGACTAGTTCACCTGCTCTCATGCCTTCTAACTTGCCATTGAGACCAGACCAAGGATAGGGAATAGCTGTTTTCTTTTCAGTGCGTAGCTTTTGATAAGCTCCCAGCTGATCAGATAGATTTAAAACACCAGAAGGTGTGTAGAGTTTTGCTTCCCAGAAAGCACTGACATATGCAGCATGTCTACCCTGACGCAACATATCGTTTGCATCCTTGTAGTCCACAGGTAGTGTCATGATCTTGGCTTTGCCGGGAGTTAATAGTTTTGCAATTTGTTTAGCCGCTTCCTTGCCGGGCTTATCGTTGTCGAAGTTAATGACAACAGAGTCGAACGACTCAAGATATTCAAGACTAGCTTTAACATCACGGACACCTCCCTGTGCCCCTGACTTTATTGATACTGCTGGCCACTTAGAACCCATAAGTTCGTAAGCAGCCATAGCATCGCACTCGCCTTCCACTAATGTTATAAACTTACCGCCTGCTTTAAACAGGTTCTCACCAAACAATCCAACTTCTTTAGAGCTTCCTTCCCAAGCAAAAGACTTATCTGGCTTGCGAATCTTTGAAGCTGCTAGTTCGTGTCCATTATAATAAGGGTAAACATGCTTATCAATTTGGCCTGAATTGGTAACTGTAGCTCTCACCCCATACTTTTTTGCTGTAGCTAAACTAATCTTACGATCAGCCAGCTCTACAAACCTAGCATCAGATGTTCGCTGCTGGTGTGAACTCTGTTCCATCTTACTGTTCCTTTGATAAACTTCAAAGTCCGTTATCGTGTCCGGTTCAATGTCCGGTTGGTGTACTTCCGATGTACTGTAGTTTTTAAAATACTTATTACAACTAAAGCAGAATGCAGACCCATCATCATTGATACCTGCTGCATCGCTAGAGCCGCACTCAAAGCACGGCTGGTGCATTTTAACGAAAGGCATTTGCCTTACTCCTCAGTTTGTGCAACTTCCTCTGTTGCGATAGCCTCTTCCGTAAGGTGGTTTTCTTTAAGATCATTAATCAGTGCTACAGTGGCTGCTTGCATTAAGCCTGCGGTCATTGAAGCTTCTTGTAGCTTGGCGTTTGCTTCTACCAAGTGTGAAAGAATTACCCTACCCTCATCTGAGAGTAGGTCTGATTCATAGTTTACGTTGTCGATTGTTACTAGTGCCATTACAGTTCATCCTCCATTCCGCTATCTAATGCATCAAACTCTGAGCCATCAGGTGAACCAACTTCTACTAAGTCAATAACCTGCATAGCTTGGAAGTCTAAGCCCTTAAATGTCTTGCCTTTCCATTCTGATTCCCACTCCTTGTACTGAACCTTAACGCTTGAGCCGTTACCTACACGAGCATCTAGCGGGTTCTTGTACGCATCTACCAAGCGGGGTGCTGGACGTACCATGCCGTTCGGGCCGTTAACTTTACGCTTGATTACAACTGCTGGGCCTTCATCCATCTGTTTAATAGTGAAGCCTCGTGATTGAAAATCTTCAGCAGTCGCCTCATCTACAACTAGATTAACCGAATACACTGGCTCATAAGTTGTGTTAGGTGTAGTGACTGAAGCCCAATATGCTGCGCCTTGTAGTATTGCCATGTTGCTTTCCTCTTTGTGGTTGTAAAATGTTTGTGGAATATACCACGTTTATTTGTTGCCGTCAATATCTGAATCCTTGATAAAGATTCCGTCCTTCATTATTCCTGTACGATCTTTAATATCTTCATAAGCATGATCAATACAGTGCTTCAAAGGTAGGTTGTTTCGTACAGCTATGTTAATTAATATAACTATGATGTCTCCGATGTCATCAACAGGTGTCGTATTTTTGCAGATGCTGTCTGATAACTCCCCAACTTCCTGCATAAGTTTTAACATTTGTTGTTTATCATCCGACCCATGTATAAGGTTACGAGCTAAGTGCCAAGAGATTATTCGCTGTATTGAAATCTCTATGCCACGGTTTTCTTCATTTATTTCTTGCTCCATATCTCTCCTCCTTTAACTTTTGTTTTAACGGTGTCTGATTTAACAGCCATTAACTCCATCATAGCCTCATATTCAGTCTTGTCAATAATGTATTGTATTACAGTTTGCTCCCTGACATTGTACATGGAGCAGGCTGTACTTAAAGGAACCTTCCCGTCCACCACATCCAAAGCTGCTTTAGCTGTAGCCATAGCTTCAAGACTAGGACTGCCAGATATTGTTTGTTCAAACATTATGCTAACTCCAAAAACATAAATAACAATGTGAACAGCACTGCGAATATCACTACAACATTGCTCCACTTTATGAACCTGTTAGGTATCCTTGAAAAATCAAGTAGTCTTTTTACTCTCCTTGACTTTAGTAGATTGCTTAACATTTTTAATCTCCTCTTTAAATGTTTGTTTAAATATTGCATCAAAATTTTTACTAAACTTATCGTGATCTACTTTTCTAGCTCGATCACCTTTACCGCCATGAGTTTGTTCGCCCATGTCACTCCTCCATATATACTTGTCCGAATGTAAACACAAAGAAAGGCACACACAATACTATGCCTTCGAACTGTGCGGCTTCAAAACCATCTATGTCATCACCACACACCCACACTGCACGAGTATCAGTAAACTCTAAGTCTAAACCTACACCGTTCCGTACATTTACACTGAAGTTATACTTTCCAAAATTGATTGTCATTATTTTTTCTCCACATATGGCTTTATATACTCGCCAATAGTTAAGTCAGAGCTTGTTATATGTTTTATAACTACTCCCCATTCTTTCGGAGTCCATCTTGTATCTTCTCCGCATACTAAGTCTAACACTGCTTTTTCTAAATTGCTGTCTCCTTTTTCAAAGATGTAGCGCACCTTGAGATGTGCCTTGGATTGTAAATTGAAGGGGGCATTGGCCAGTCTCATGCCGCTACCTTCTTAAGCCATCCGAAGTAATCAGCCACCTCATTGACTCTACTGTCTGGACTTTCATCTTCAGTAGACTCACATTTTTCACAGCGGTATAATTTAGACTTAAGGTGAATGTAATCTTGGTCGCACTCACAGTCCCAATAATCTTCGTGGGTTCTGACTCCACCGCAATAATCATAGCCGCCAAATAATACTGGCTTTCCGTCTTCGTCATATCCAGAATCTTTATAGCTTAATAAGCGACCGTCCCAGTCTTTTTGGGGAATAATAAAATCACCGTATTTATCTTTGTTCATGCCGCTATCTCCTTTGGAATCCATTCAAATGGGGCTACAAAAAACTCTAAATCAATTATAGGTATCATAAAACCAGTGTTCTGAAAGTTTTTATGCCCAAATTCCTGAGCTTCCTCTGCTGAATTAAACTCTCCGTAGGTATCAGCCATATCGCGATACCTTAAGCTTTCATCATGGTTTCCAAAAATGTCATAAGGTTCTGGACACATTTCTAAAAACCATTTCTTACTCTTGTCGCACTGATATACCATTGCGTGTCTTGGCTCACTCATTCTGACTCCTCTTTTTTAATTTGCTCTTGATAAACTTTCCAACCTAAATTACTTTCAAATTGTTGTGATTGAGTAGCTGAACAAAATTCAATAGGCTCACGCTGGTTGGCTTTCAACACTGTTTCCAAGGTTCTAAGTTTAGTGTGCATTTGAAGCATGCAGACTGAGGCATAACCTTCAATTCCAGTCTCACCATAAAGGTGCATCTCAAAGTCATCTTGCGCTCTAGATACAATGTCTATTATAAGTAGAAGCTGATCATCGTTAAGTGTGATTTTATTCATGCCGCTAACCTCAGTACAGGCTCAGACTTGATAGCCTTTCGGATTACTTGCTGTCGCTCATTCTGGATTGAAGCTATGTTACGCTCACTGGATTGTCGAACCGCGCCAAAGTGTGTTGACCAGTCGGTCATGGCATTATACACAGCCCACCAGTTAGCACCTAAACGATTTCTGTAAACAGTATCATACACTCGCCAGATATAATTTAGATTTTCATTTCGTCTTGGTAGTTTGTGTAGCAGATCAGCAGGGCTATAACTATGCGAAAAGCTTTTAGAATTTAGCTTAACGTCCAAGGCATCCGCAAAGAAGTAGAAAGCCTCCATGTCTCTGACCTGAGTGCCTTGCCAAGCCTTCCACAGTTCACGCTCTTTGTGAAAGAGCTGTAAAGACTTAGTGATAACTCGACCGCCCTGCTCAATGTCCAAAGACCTTGTGTGCTTTGCTTTAAACACAGCAACCTCACCGCTAACAAAGACTTGTAGATTTGTACACGCCTGCTGGATAGCTGCTGCACTAATCATGAACGGCCAAGTACCATCGAAGGATGATATGGACAACAGACTCAGGGAAGCAGTGTCGCCATCAGCAGTTCTATACGTATGCTCAGGAAGCTTGTACTGCACAAAAGTTCTTGATCCATCGTGAGATGTTCGAATAGTTTCTTGTATACCGTTGATTGCTAAATCAGAACGCTCAATAATATTACGAGTAACATCTATCATGTGCTTAGGTGCAACAGGTTTGTAACCATGTCCGTGTACTCCCAGCTCTTGCCCTGTATCTTTGCGGTAGATAACAGACTTAGAACTAGGGTAGTCAATGTTATCATCGGGGTAAGGCATGTTGTATGTAAGGGGTGCAACAGCTATATCAAAATCTGCTGAACCGTAACCGCCATTGCGGATTGTAGTTAACGCTGTGTTGTTTGCAAACATAGGTGTAATGTTGTTCATTTGGAATCTCCAATAATTGAGTTAAGATTATATTAAATTTAAATAGTTTTGTAAAGTGTTAAAAAGTACTTGACAGTTTTTTAAATACCTTTAAAATACCTTTAAAGGGTTTATGCACTTTATGCACTTTCTTTTAATGGATATACATAAGTATCTTCAAGATCTTTAAAGTTTAATACATCTTTAAAGCATCTTTTACATAGTTGATCACTGCTTTCATGATCTTCATAGTCGTTTAAACATAAACTACAGTTGTGTTTTTCTTTATTCATTTATTTCTACCTCTGCTTCAATAACCTCCACAGGCATTGTTTCAACCACTTGGTTTTCATATTTTTTATAGGTGTTCTTATTTTTATTTAATTCTGCATACTCCATAGCTTCTTCAGCGTTAGTCGCTGCAACATCTATGTAATATCCACGAACTTGAGACATTAAAACTTTATAAACTTGTATAGGCTTTTCAATATCTCTTTGTATTACTAATTTATCTACCATTTTCTTGCACCTCTGATTTAATTTGTTTGGCTCCTTCTTTTCGGAAGCGTTTGTTGTAGCCACGCTTAATCTTTTTAGCTTCTTGGCTTTTAAGACTTATAAATTTTCTCCAGCGGGTCAGAACATCCTGCTCATCGCCACCTTTTAGTTTTATTCGCTCCATATTAGCTCCTTAAAGGTCTAGATAACCATGCTTGAGAACATACCTGAGAGCTTGTTTCAAGCCTAGAAGGAAGTGGTCGGGGTATATATTCTTCTAACATCTTATCGCTTACATACTCGTGTCTAGATAGCTTGTGATGCAGTCTTTTATAGTCTCTGCCAGAGGCTTC